GTAGTATTGTAAGAATGTGTTTGATGTAGCATCCACATCCTGATAATTTAGAATGTTCTTTGCATAATCAAGTACATTTCCTTCTTGTTCCAACCATTCATAATATGACTTTAAAAACAACTCAAAATTTGAATAGTTCTCATCATCTCTGATAAATTCAGGTAATTGAGACGGTACTAGTAGTGAAGTTTTAATACTATCCATTATTAGGTCTTAGCAATGATGTTGACGGATATTGCATTTGGATCAAAAGGATCTAATGTTAAAATTCTGTTATAAGATGAAGAGAGTATTGTTGTTTTTGGTTTAACAGAAATTGTTAATTGACCTAAAGGATTATCAACTCCAATCGGACCAAAGGAATCCAAAGTTATCACACCTTGATTATAATCAATAGATCCGACATTATTTTTGAACACTGTTTTAACAAACTGAGAGTTATTATAGAAACTTCTCAATGTTCCGTATCGACCTTGAAGATTAACGGTGGCCACTGCATTTCTTCCTGTGGTGTCATATGTGGATGGCGTAATGGAAACTATAGCACTTGTATAATTATTGCCGGAGTTAGTTATATTGATTTTACGAATTTGTCCGTTGGTGTTTATAACTGCTTCTGCTGTTGCACCTTGGCCATCACCTAATATAGTTACTGTTGGTGCATACTGATATCCAAAACCAGGATTCAGAATTGATATTGACTCTACACCACCAGTAGAAGATGGAATTTCTTCAAGATATACACCATTAACTGTATTTTCCAGATTTAATGGATCCCTGAATTGTACTGAAGGATAACTGTTAATAGAACTCTGGAACATGCCTCTATCCAATTCGGTACCAAAATAGAAATTATAAGTTGTCGGAGTAGTCAGATTTGGATAGAATTTCTTTTGTAGTTGTATTGACAGTTCACTAGTTATAATTGAAGGATGTGCCGCCTTAATTTGTGCTGTCAATTCACTTGACATGAAAGTTGAATTGAATGTATTAAGTGTGAAAGTACCAAAGTTGTTGATTGTTGTCTTTACCAACTCCTGCATCTGAGAAGGTAGTAGATTTGTTTTTGTTGGATCATAGATGACATTGGCATTTATTTTAATAAATGTGTAGTCCGGATCAACAATCTTTGGTTCTACAGTTACTACTGAAATTGGTTTGATAACATCATTGATCAATTTTTGTTTCTGTGTTTCTGTCAGTGTGTATGCACCGGTTGGTTTAAAACAGAGAAACACTTGTCCGTAGAAAGGAGGATCGTTCTCCTCGCCACCCCATACATTGACTGCATCGAATGTGACACCTACACTGTTTTGTTGTAGGAGAGTGATGTAATCATTTTTGGTGACACCTCGATTCTGTGCCGCGAAAGACTTTGGTGCCTGATATTTAATAGATTCAATTGATTCTTTTTCTGAACCCTGATAGGCCGGGATCTTACTATTTACAGTTACACTATTGAAACCGGAAATGTTGTCCATCAATATGAAACTATTTGCGCCAGCTGCTGAGTTGCCTTGGGTGGTGATGTAAGAAACTTTAACTACATTTCCATCCTTTAATTTTTTTCCTAGAACTCCATTACCAAAAAGTATTTCATAGTTTCCATTTAATGCCTCTTGTATAAAGAACACCTTACTCTCAGAGTCTAATGTTATGAATGATGTTGATTTTGTGTATGTTTCAAAATATGTGTTCGAAGTGGATTCACTCACTGTAACAAGTATAGTGTTTGTGTCTACAGTATTATCGGGTATCTCAAAAATATAATTTGGATTGCTTGTCGAATCAACAACATAAGAGAATGAAGCGGGGATTCCTTGTTTTAGTTCGATATTAGAGAAAGTTACTGTATTACTCGTTGTATTTGCATTGACCGTAATTGTATTTGCAGATACAAAATTGTAGTTGACACCATCAATGGACTCCGACAAAAAGTTGGTGTATGCAGGTAATGTTAGACTGACGGAAGTTACATTGTTCACCACCACATCAACAAAGGCTGAAGGTGCTGATGAGGAACTTGGTGTGTAATTTAATAATTTTGCATGAGATACTACAGATGATCTCTGTAATGCAGTATCCAAAAACATTTCATTTGCTACCATGTTTAGGTAAAAAGCATTATATTGTGTGTTATATGATAGTATATCAAGCAAAATAGAAAGGCCAGATCCTTCAAAATTATAATCTTTAAAGGTGTCCTGAGATTTCAAGAATGTTTTTAGATTTGATTTTATGTTGTCAAAATCAAGTCCGACAAGTGATATTTGTGAATTAGCTCCGGCCATTTAATAACCTTTTTTGTTTTATTTTTTTATATTTATTCTGATTGTCCAATCATAGTATAAATTATCTGGACCTTTTTAGTACCAGACTTACACCTGTTGGTTCTGTTCTATTCAAGATATAGAAGAATAATGAAACCTGATAACCATTTTGGTCTGCATAATCAACAACATCGATGCTAGCAATAGTAGCTCTAGGTTCAAAATTGTTTATGGTTCTTGTTATCTCATCCCTTAACAGATTTGCGGTCAATGGTGTTATGGGTTCAAATAGTAGGTTATCTATATTCGATCCCAATGTGGGTTGAAATAATCTTTCATATGGTTTTGTTAAGAGTAGGTTCTTTATTGACCTAATCACAGACTGCTCATCATAACTTAAAGCTATGTCCTTTGTGGCAGGTTGTGTTGTGAATCTCAGATCGATATCTGAATAAAATCTTTTTTTAGTTATTGGCATTTTATTTATTCTTTGTTTAGGTTCCTGGAATTGGAGGAGTTGTCGGACTACCCATATTACCATTGCCATGAATATGTCCAAGAATTGATAACAGATCACCAACAGCCAAATCTGGTTCAATGAGAACGGATGTTCCAGCAATACCGACTGCGCCGCCTGCGGAAATATCTACTAATCCTCCAGCCTCCATGAAAATGCCACCTCCAGATTCCATTGTAATTGCACCACCTGAAGTCAAAGTTGTTGCTCCAACAACTTCGGTTGTCATGACACCACCAACAGTTATATTCATAAGACCTAATGCGGATATCATTGCAGGCATTGTTGATGTTATAGAAACACCAAATGGAAGTAAAGGATTTGCACCTACTGTTTGAATGGAACAGAAGTTCAGAATTAACATAGGTAATTCCATAACATATGCTAAAGGACCTACCACAAGCGATCCTGGCGTCAATAAACCACATTGTGCAAATACTGCTGATTGTGTGTTGAAATTACCTACAGCCTGTACCGATTGTTGCACATGTAAATCACCATGTACATAAACATCACCAGGAAAATGCATTTCTGAACCTGTGGTAGATACACCAGTTTTTGCGGTCACATCAACTTTGTCTGCTTGTAATGTTAGTGTCTTTTTACTTGTAATTCTTGCATTACCGTCAACCTTCATATCGAAGTCACCTTTAACTCCAATATATGCATTCTTGCCTACATTTATGTTTGCATTCTCATCGACATGTATAAGTGAATTTCCTTTGATCCAAATTTTATTATTCTTAACGATCAAATGTACAAAGTCGCCGTTAGTATTGGCTTGAACTTTTCCACTCGGCATATGCATAGTGTATGAACCATTTGCATGATTTAATAATATGAACTCGCCGTCCGGAGTATCACTCATCATCCATATGTGTCCGCTGTCAGTTTGATGTGTATAACAGTAATCACCATCAAACTCGGGAACAGGTTCCATAGCGAAAGAGTCCCAACGATCATCAATATGACTATTTGCTGTTGCCATTATAAATTCACCTTACTGAAGTCTGATCCGATACCTGAAGCGGTATCACCAATATCGTACACACTACTAACAGCAGTACATTGGAAAGGTTCGCAACCAAAAATGTTTGTCAGTATCATTCCTAGAGCACCTGTTAGATCACCTAGACCACCGACTATTTGGTTTACGAAATTTGTTATGCAGGACATTAATTGAGATAAGAATTGCATAGGTAAAGAGAGTGCCCAATTAACCAATTGAGTAATGAATTGTACAGTGCTTAATATACATTCCATTATTTGTTGTATGAGACACATGATTCTCTGAATTTCATTTGCTATAGAACAAATCAATTTTGAAATTTTCGTCAGATAATCTAAGTTTCCGGGAAACATCTGCAATAGATATGACCAAGCCAACTTCATTTGTCTTTCTATGTATGCTTGTATTGTTGCCTCAAACTGAAACAAACAAGAATCCAATTTAATTGTTGAGACAACACTGCATTTAAAATCTATATTTTTATCTAGTAGGTTTCCACAACGAATGTCTCTATATGGAGTTGGTGTTGTTGGTGATCCTACAGCTGGACCTCCATTGGCTCCGGCCGTCTTAGATAATTTTGGTGGGTTGTATTCTTTTAATGAAAAACCATCACCAGAAACTTCCATTCCTTTTGATGTGCCACCTTCAAATTGCAAAAAAGAATCCGATTTAGGACACGGATCCTGTTTTGTAACTTTGGTATTATTTACTTTAGTTTTTAACGCAGAGGTGTTATCATTATATTTTGTTTGTCCGGTTATGGACTTAAAATCTGGTGTTTGTGTCTCTGCACCGACAGTTGGTTGATTATTGGCTGTAGGCATTTATTGTTCCTTTTTTATACCCGGTATAATACCCATCATTATAGGAAATTGTGCATTTTCTCCGTCCATAAAAAAACCCATCACCCAGTCACCCACATTGGGTGGATTTATGGTTCTGGAGTTGTTTAGTGGCAATAAAGTTTGCGCCCAAGGAAGATCCTGTGTTGGCAACAAAGCTTTGTTTTCTGTGTGCCAACCCATTATTCTAACCTGACAACGGCCTAATTTTAGAGGATCTTTACGGTTTTCTATTTCACCAATCCACCAAATAAATCCATCTTTGCCCAAAAAAGTGTTTTCGTTTATCATATATTACTTTCTTTCGCTAATTCAACAACAGATGTATATCTTGTCGCATTTATTATGTGTCTGACTGCTGTTACTAGATATTTACCGGAAAGGTATGTATCTTCTTTCTTAACATCATTTTTTGTTATTTGTTTAGATTCGAATACTTTAACATTTATTACCGAACCAACCAACAAATCCGAATTACCAGAAACTACAATTTTTATTCTTATGTAGTTAGACAACAACAGTTGTGAGTTTCTATGTGAAAAACTTTTTTCAATAAAAAAGTCTTTTGGTAAATATTCAGAATTTTCTTTTAAGTATGCTGATTTATATTGTTCTGAATTTCCTATGCAAACTTGAAGTTTTCCTGCATCCTTATCTTTTGGTGGAGAATCATATAATGATTTATTAAAACGATCCACATAAACAGTATTGTTGTTGTTTTTTGTAACATCTTTAGAATTTAACTTTTTACTTCTATTGAAGTATTCATCATATTTAAAATCAGTAATATTTTTTGTTCTGTTTATTGTGTCTATAGTCATCAATCTGTTATTAAACATACCTTTATTCGTTGCATCCAGTGTGTTGAAGTTATTCATAACTTCAATTTTAAGTATGTTATGTGTTTGTGTATGAAAAAAGTTTTGTTGATACTTTAGAGATGTATTCTTAGGATTGAACTCATACTGATATATTGGATCCTGTTTATATAAAGATTGTAATGATTTAAAATGAAAACCTTTAGAGTTTTCAAACAATAACATGTCCGCTCCAACATTCGAAGATGGTAGAGCATAGAATGATAACCAATTTATCGTCTCAAATAATTTTTTATTTGGTAACACAAAATCATAATTTCCTGTGGTGTTTTCAATATCAATGTACTTGTTTGTACTCAATACATTTTTTAATAGATCTTCAATGATGCTTGATATTGTTTTATTTTTATAGGATTTACTGATTCTATATTTTTCTGACATCAGAAGTTCTTCAGAACAAAAGTTCAAGGTGTAGTTTTCATAATTATGACTTATGTCGTGGTGCCTATCTGATAATGAGAATATTCTGAATGTCTGCCTTATCGTTTTGCCACCTTGTCCTTTTGCAAATTCAAGTGTCAATGACTCATTACCATTTAATCCTCCAAGAAAAATGACACCAACCGCATCAGATAAAACCAACTTACCGGACACAAAATTACTATAGATATCTTCAAAATAGTTGAGTTCTACTAAGTATTCCTTTAAGTCGAGTTCACCTATAGTTGCACTGGATAACCTTACTTCTCTTAAATTATAATCTGTTGGGTAGGATAAATTTTTAATTGTTGATACAGAAGAACTTTTTGTTGGTTCGTTTATTCCTCTGGAAGCTGTAACATCAATTTCTCCTAAGGTAATGGTTTCATTGATATCCATGTTATTAACCCATCAAATCTTGAAATTGTCTTTCTGCGTCTGATGCATACTCTTTTTTCAACAGATTTATTTTTCTTTTATTTTCATTCAGTTCCAATTCATACTCATATATTGAGACTGCATTTTTCTTTATTCTCATTGTGTATGTGACACCGGATTTTGTTTTGGATGAATCACTTTCCTGCAAGGTGTTGTAGGATTCCGCGTCAATTTGAATTTTAATGAGTTTCTCTTTTGACGAGGTATTATCTGATGTGTATATCAGTTTCTCATAGTGATGAATTGTAGAAAGTGTGTATGCAATAACATTTGTTCCACCTACATCTTTATACTTGTCATTGAGATATGATTCAAATTCATTTGATGATAGTGGCCACTGAGATTGAAAGTCTAAAATGTTATTAGAATATAATACGATCCAATAACGGTATACATCATCATAATATCTAAACGCAATATTTTCTGGTGTGTCACCTTCCTTTATTTCATATTCATAAAACAAAGAAAAATTCTGTATTAATTGCGGCAGAAAATAGTTTCTGGAAAGTAGGTTATTAACAACAATGGAGTTGTTATTGTAATCTTTTGTTGAGATTAAAGGTAACGATTGGAAATACTTCATTGCTGTATTACTTTAATGTTGGAAACATTCGATCAAATGTTGGATAGCTTTGTTTTATTGCATCTTGCAAGTTGGTCGGTCCTAGATTGCCGCCAAAATAATTGACATTTGATGGTGGCTTTATATTATCCTTAGTGACAATATCAAGTTCTTTGAATTGTAATGTCAATCTTGTTTCTACAGGATAACCATCATCATGTGCTGCCCAACCATTAGGCGCATAGTCAATGTTCATATTTTGTAATACACAATCACTATAAATTTCGAATATTTTGGCGGTGGGTGCATTGGAGTTTAATGAATTTGTACCAAATAAACTTCCTGAAATCTGACTTGTGAGTATGTTAGTTCCAATATTTTTAAAGAAATTTGATACAGCACCAGATAAACCATTTCCTCCAGTGAATGCAAATTTGATTTGAAATATCTGTGGTGGTTCTAGATATTGATGGCTCTGGGCACCAAGTAATCTAGGAACAGAATAATATGTGAATGATTTTATAATTTCTTCGACTGATTGTGCTTCTTTCTTGGAATTTGGAGTAAATCTGAATTCAAATTGAAACTCTCTCAGACCGATACCCTTATATAACAATTGCAATTGGGGATTAGGCACAGTTTTCATTGCGTTTCCCAACAAACCTGCCACATCAGCACCGGCGAATTTGGAAACACCATAAAGTGAAGCTCCTTTGGCCAACAACTGAGTGTAGTTGCCTTGACTGTTATCTTTATTCTGCATCAACATGCCTGTATCCGCGATTGCGGATGCCAACAAACCTGCACCACCTAAAGTTTCGGTTAAACTGATTTCACCATAATTGTGGTTATAATCAAATGCCAAAGTATCTGGCATATATAATGATATTGTTGCGAGAGGCGCAGATTTTCTAGGTCTTAACCCCATAGGGTTGGCATTTTCTGCGACATTGCCTACTCTACCCAAAGCATCTTTTAGTGTATTACTCTGAAATATATTGCCCACAGCTGCGGCCAATGGATATTCATAGTCGAAGGCTGTAAATTGTACC